ACAGGAATCCATGTGTTCTTTGTATCAAACTCATAAGCAGGAGCTGTCTCGTTCGTCTTTTTCTTCTTCTGCTTCTCTACCCACGTGTTCTGAATGACTGCCATCAATAACATCCTTATTCTTTCTAGCTAACCTTTTTAAGTTTCGAGGACTAATACATACGCGGTCTTGGTGCCCCCCAAAACTTTTTCCAAACCCGTTAGTACGGTTTCCCTTCATTTCTTAACCTTCCTACCTAGAATCTTATTTGCCTTGGCATCAATCGTTGACTTTTGAGACGCACTTAGTGTGCCGTTATTAACGCCTTGTGTAGCACGCGATTTAGCGTTTGCAGCATGAGACCTATCAGGCATTGGAAATTTCTTCTCACCTGGTAATCCAAAGTCACTTTTAGGGAGCTTCTTACGTTTAGAAGTCGTTAATTTAGCCATTATCATTTCCCCTTCTTCATGCCTTTGGACTCAGCCTTACGGGCTTTCTTTTCCATACCAACTTCGCCATAAGCTGTACCTTCGGCACGCTTCTTGTCGTTAGGGCATTAGCTAAAGATACCCTTCTTTTCTGCAATACTTCCAATGTAATCATGTAACGTCCTTGTTGTTTTAACCTCTATTGATTAGGCTGATATTGTAATCACCGTGTCTACGCCATCTTAAATAATGCTTATTGCATAATCCTTTGACAAGATTCCTCTTCTCGTCACCATGCTTAACATCACACCCTGGCACAATACATTTCATGTGTAATGCTGTTCCTGTCCAAGGTGGTTTATACCCCTTATCAAAGCCGCTCTTAAGCACTGCATCTACATCGCCATGCTTCTTTAGCCTTAATAGATGTGTGGAACACAATCCGTAGCCATGTTTAGGGTTATTACAACCGTCTACATAGCATTTAATTTTAGATTTATTGAATCTCTTCTTATAATGCTTTTTGCAATATCCGTTGCAAAAATGAATATTATCGCAGTCAAAGAATCTACACTTCCTATCCTTTTTTATAGGTAAATCAATAGTACCTAGCCGCTTCATTCTATCGTAATGCTTCTCACAATAACCTTTAGCTTTCTTCTTACCAAAACATATTGAACCATCACGCTCAACAGCTTGGCACAATCCATGATGTAAGCGGTCTAATAAACTTAAATCTTGTTTCATTTTTCACTCTTACACTCGCAAGGCGTGCAAAACTTAATTAACCTATCAGCAATATCTAATATTTTAGCAAGCTTTTCTTCGCTAGATATTTGCTCATAGTCAACCGAATTAATCTCGCAATCAAAGTCATTAATTGCGTCCATCCATGATTGATTATTAACCATTAGTAACCTTTCTTCTTTCCATAGTTTGCTTTACTTTGAGCGGGTAGATTGCGAGAAGCTCCTGCCTCTTTGAATGTGCGTACCTCTTGCTTTTGTTCACGGTCAAGGTACACGTTGTTGCGAGTAGATAGATAACCGTCTGGTTTAGTAGATACGTATTTAGCGCCCATTTTTATTCTCCTATTTATTTTCCTTTAAGGTAAGGCGGGACAACTTTGCCCGAAGCAATGTCTTTAGACTTCTGAACAGCATTAGACCATTCATCCTTCTGTGATGGAGTCATTGGCACTCTATAAGGTTCTACATGGTCATGGTCTGGATTTTCTTTATAAACTCTCGGCTTAATTTTTTTCATCATATAGTCCATTTATTTTTCCCCTTTAGGTTTAGGAACGTTCATTTTCTTTTTGACTGGCTCGTGCAAATGCTTCTCATGCTTCGCGTGCGGGCTCTTCGGTTCCTTGTTCAAGGACTTCTTCATGCCTGGGTACTCCATTCTCAAGTTTATCCAATCGCTCATTAAGCTCATTAACCTGTGCATTGGGGCCGAAATATTTATGCCAGCGACGCTCTAAAAGCCATGCATCAGCTTGCCAGCGTTCAGGTTTAGCAGCGATCATATCAGTATGTTCGCGAACTTTTGTCATTTCTGCCCGTTTTAACGCCTCAGAAAAGACACTATATGCAGACTCTATATTTTCATCTCTGTGACGTTTTCCAATGCGCAGCCATGCATAGAGAGTTTCTCCACTAATGCCATTAGCTTCGGCAGCCATTTCATAAGGTATGCGATGAGAAATAGCGTCAATAATAGAGCCAAGTCTCTCAGGTGTGAATTTTGAAGGTCTGCCCGTTGTTTCTCTGGCATACTCTTTTGGTGGGTTTGGTTTTCCGCCCATTACACTAATCCTTTAGTGATGTTCATTTCAATAAATGTATCTTACTTCTTTTTACATAAAAAAGAACACAATAATTAAAAAAATTAATTAATTATTCAAGCAGCTCAAAATGAACTAAATCATTAAACATGGTAGGAGTATTTAATTTGCCTAATCCATTACATGAACCACCCCATCGTATCGAATGAGTCATTTTGCCTTCATTCTTAAGGATTTGAGCAATACCTAAACAATAACCGCCAAACCACATGCCCATTTTTTCATCGTTAAAGTTAATAGGGTAAGCAATAACATCCACAGCCATTGAGGGTTGATGATTATGCTTTCCATACGGATAATGCAACTTTGAATTCCCAGAAGCAAACGCCTTCTCTTGGTCAGCTTTATTTCGATAGCCCTCAAGAATGGTGCAATCAAAATACTTGATAACCTCAAAGAATAATGCTTGTAAATCCAGGTGACAAGTGGATAACTTTGAAAATGAGGCTTGACTAAACTTAGGCATTTTCACATTCCTTGTAATTTTGTTAAAAATTATGTTAGCACAAAATTACAAAAAAATAGGAAGATACAGAAAATGCCCCTCAATCAAGAAGGGCAAAAATGCCATTAAACAACAGGAGGCATTGGGGGAGTTAAAGCATCTAGGGCGGTTAGTTTATCCGCTATTCCTTTTGCTCGTGCTTGCAGTGCATCAAGAGATGCTTGGTCTTCTGGAGTAATAGTACCAGGAGAATTTTGTAATTTAACAATCAAGTCATTTAAATTCTTAATATCCTCTTGCAATCCAAGAAAAGAGGCATCCATTTGGTCATTAAATGCATTTTGTGCATTTACAAAATCAGAAATAGCTGACATAATTTGTTCTCCAAGTTTAAGTAATGAACAAAGCTTATGTTCAATACAAAAAATATCTTCTTTGGTTAGATGATTCGCCATAAATAATAGTCCTTCCGAATATCATTGGCGCTATAATTATAGCAGCTATTTACAGCGTTGTATTAAGATAACGCTCAATAATAGTTTTCCCATCCAGCCAGCCAAAGCAAAATTCGCCAGCAAAACCCACACTTTTCACCGTTTCTATAAACTTTTCCTGAGCAATCCACGTCGGTGTAGAGCGCTCAGACTTTGTGTATATTTTATTTCGTTTGACCTCTAAAAAAAGACCGTGGTGCTTTTTTGTAGGCCAGTAAATAAACAAGTCGCTCACCCCAGGCCGAAGTCCCATTAACTTCAAATTCCACCCCTGTGCGTCTGTACGTTTCCCCTCGTTATTATTCTTGCAAAAGAACTCACTCAGTATTGGGTGAAACGAGAGCCATTTCACCAGCGCTCTTTGCTCCTGGTTCTCTGTAGCTATTGTTATTCGTTGTGTCATCCTTGACCCTCTTAACTTCGTCATCGTTTCCATACAGTTGAATCAACATATCCATCATGGAATTATGCTCACTTAAACTTAAAATCTTTTTACCGCGACCCTTCATTCCTTTCTCTCCATGTAATATTTCAACAGGTCAACCATCTCCTGATAACACGCAATAGCTTCCTCAATCTTCTCGTCTGAGTGTGCATCTATCACCTCTGTGCAATGTTGATGTAAGAACTCCAGGTCATCACCACCATGACCATCAGACACTTTTTTTATCAAACAACACAAGTAATTTTTTCGGGCTATCCATAGTCCCCGATTCATATTAATCACCCACCCAATTCTTGTAAACCCTAGAAGGGCCGCCAGAGCGTCTAGGAGGCTCGCAATCTTGACCCTGTGGGGTAGGGCTATATCCCTGCTTTCGTAGCCACTCAGGCTGTTCTTTTTGGCTAATGAAGCGCATTCTCTCATAAGCATAGATTGGGGGTAATATCATAATGTCGGTTTCTGGAATGGAAAGCAGATCCTCTCGCCATTCGTTATAAACTGCTTGGTCAAATTCTCTATGACCTTTCTTAATTTTTTTTTCATCAAATTGCTTATAGGTTTTACCGCCTCCGATTATTTTCTTGCCTTGGAGTATTTCTTGGCATTTATTCATGCATTCTCGAAAGGCTTTGCTTTCACCAGTGCTTGGGGTTTTTGGTGGTGGAGGAAGTTCTTTGGTATTTTTTTGATTAAATTCTTCTAATTTTAACCATGTGTTGGAAGTATTTTCTCTGAATTGATTAATTGCTTCTGCATAGGCGGCTTTAAATTTATTTTTAAGATCGTGCTCTTTGTCGTTTTTCATTGCCCAACTGCCAACTCTTTCATAAGCAATAACACTTACTGGGTGTTTAAATTCACGACGAGTAGCTGATTCAATAACCTGTTCCAGGGTTGGAACGCCTGAGTAATGTTCACACACACTTCTAAATTCAGAGACACTAGGAAGCCATGGGTGTTTTTTTTTACAATATTCCGCTGCATCGTAAACTATGCTCGCATCAATGCCAGAAAGACCACTGCACCATTCGTTAGCCCACAATAACCGAAAGTTATCATCATGATAGGTCTTTGCAAATTTATCACCGTAAATTACAACAAACTTCAGATATAAGACTTTGGCATGTTCGAGAGTAAAAATATTCATAAACCTTCCTTAGCTCATCAACTGCATAAATGCTTTTGAATTATAAATATTCTTCATCTCTCGAATGCTTGCTGTCACAGGATGCTCCTTTCCTTGCGACTTGTTTTTAAATTCAAATGATTTCCTAAGCCAGTTTCTGAAAGACGCGTCCCAATCCACCATTTTTTTACCGTGCGCTTGGTAATAGTCCATAAAAGCATTTTTTTCTCGATTCAAATCAAGGTGAAGAGTAGCCGCTAAAAGCGCGTGGTTTTCATTAGGAATAAAGTCCAAAGGAACAGTCGAATTGGCGCGAGGAGGTTTTTTTCTTCTCTCTTCTTTTTTTTCTTTTGTTATTTTTATTTCTTTTATATTTATGTCCGTCACTTTTGACGGGGGGGTACCGTCACTTCTGACGGGGGGTACCGTCACTTCTGACGGGGGGTCAAAGGGTTCATAACATAGTTCTTTTTTTATACTTTCATTCATCCACGGATGATTATAAAACTCATAATGATTCAATCCTCCTGCTTTAGGATGATAAGTTCCAATAAGACCAACATCTTTCAATTCTTTTATGCGACGCTCAACCGAGCTTATCCCCATGCCTAGTTCTTCGGATAATTGAAGACACGATCTAAATACAATGCCCCCAGAGTTACTCCACTGAGCTAAACGACCGTATAAGATTTTAGCGCCATGAGATAATTGGCTACTTGGTACTTGGATTAACCAGCATGGAATATAAACAGCAGGTGCGTGGGATTTTGGGTTGTGTAAAACTTTTGACATGGTATAATTACCTCGTTAATTCACGTTAACAAAAACGCAGGGACGCATTAAGCCGTGATTGCCAAACTTGGCGTCCGGTGTAATAAAGCACGATTGACATCTTGGCGGAAGGCAATCGGGCGACTCTAAAAAGTTCCAGCAGCATGGAACATGATGTAACTTGCTGCT